TGTAATCTAACCCATTCCATTACTGATTGTGCACCAGATGGAGTAATTGGGTCAAATAATGTGAACTGAATAGTTCCCCATGTTGTTTTACCTTTTACAAATCTTTGAACATTGATATGGTTTAAAGGTACTGTTCCTTGTGATAGGGTTACAGCTCCTACACCTTTCATAATATAAGCTGGAAATCCATCTATAAAGCAGATAAATCTATTCTTTTGCTTTGGTTCAAATGCGGTGAAAAATACTTCGTTTGGGTTTAATACTGCCATTTTATTTTTTTATTTTATTATAAATATTCAATTTTTAAATTCTTATGCTGGGAATGTTGCTCCCGTTGGTAGTACATTGAAATCTAGTATAATAAATTCAGCTGTTCTAGTTGGTTGTAGGAATATTTGACCTATTAACTCATTTCTATCTATTACATCTGGTGTATTATTACTTTCATCCATTACTACTTTAAAAGCATATAATCCTTGTCTTTGTTGAACACTTTCTAAATATGGATTTACTTGTGTTAAAAAGTTTTGTCTTGTTGCTATAGTATTTTGTTCAAATACTAAATTATCAGCAATTTGAGAAATATATCCTTTAAGTGTAATTAACAATCTACGCACATTTACTCTATCAAGTGCCGAAGCAGCTTTTTGTAATGTTTTTTGTCCAAATACTACAACTCCTTGTTGTGGGAATGTTGCAATTGGGTTTACATTAGCTTCATATAAAGTATCTCTATTTGTAGAAGTTAATTTTCTTTCAGCTCTTACTACTTGTCCCATTCCACCTCTAGTAATACCTGCTGGTGCAAACCATGGATCACTTGAAGCATCTGTAAAGGCATATACACCTGGTATAAATGTGGATGGTGGTACAAAAACTAATTGTCCTGAATTAGGATCAATTGTTTGTAACCAAGGCCAATATGTAGCTGTATAGCTATTATCAATTCCTCCTGCTTGGTTAACTACTTCGGCGATTGGTTGATTATAATCAACTAAATCAATAACCGCGATATTATCACCTCGAGAAATTGCAGTATTCATTACATTTGTAATTTGTGTAGCATGTCCTCTTTGATATAAACCTGGTACTGAAATTGCGTTGTACTGATAATCATCTTGGTTTGCTAATAAAGCAATTCCTGTATTATAATCATCTCCTATCAATCCTTGTGAATCTAAATTACTAATATATTGGTAAAAATTAGCAGCTCTTCCTACTGGTATATTTGATCCTACAGCTCCATCAAATGAACCTGATCCTAATTGTGGTAAGCTTGAAGTAAATTCGTTTTTAGCGGATCCATCATTGTTAAAATAGTTAGGAGTTGGTGCGTTTACTGATTTTACTCTTACATATGAAGAGATATTACGGAAGGATCCAGATTCTTGTAAAAAGGTATCTGCTCCTTCTGTTACCACATTAGAAGTTAAATCACCAATTGCTCTTGAAATATAATTAGGAGAAAAAGGATCTAAATTGATATTATTATATTGTTCTAATACTACTGGACGATTAGCTGTGTCATTTCCACGTCTAATTGCTAATGAAAATGCACCTGAAGAGGTGTTTACACTTGTAATTTGCCATCTTAAGTTATCAGCTGAACCACTAGCTAATGTACCATTTGGTGATTCTACACTTACAGTATCTGCTCCTAAGGGGTAAGTATTATTCATTACTATTCCTTCTGATATAGTTTCTAATACAAATGCTGGATTGTTTTCTATATTGGCATCAGTTAATGTAAAAGTTGGTGCTACACCAGGATTACCTATATTTGATCCTGCTATAGATACTACTGTTGGAGTTGTAGTTTCATATCCTGTTCCATCTTGTACTACAACAATATTTGAAATTTCTGTTAGTATTTGAGGTTGTGTTAAAGCACCTATTGTGTAAGTACCTGTACCTCCCAAATCAGTAGCATCAATCGTTAATCCATCACCAACTTTATATCCACTTCCTACTGATGTTATTGTAATAGAAGTAACTGCATTTCCTGCTACTACAACAGTTGCTATTGCTCCTGTTCCTATACCATTTCCTTGTCCTAAGGCTACTCCAGTATATCCGGCATTATCTACTAATCCAGATCCACCACTACCTAAATCTAAAGTGCCAACTATTAATATTCCATTTGAATTACTAGTTGTTACATCTACTACTGCACCACTACCTGCTCCTGAGTCTGTTACTACTGCTACTTGTGAATAAGTTTGAGGAGCTGATGATCCACTACCTTGGTTTGCTGATACAGCTGGTAAGCTAATTAAACCACCTGATAAGGATTCAACATTATTCTGAATAGTTGTAGAGGATGCGGGTTCAAATGAACCTGAAGTTACTCTGGTTACTAATAATGAAGTCCCACCATTTTGGAAATACTGATTTGCTGCAATTGAAGTTAAATAAGTATACTCATTTGATCCACTTTTTAAAGCTCCTCCAAAAATTGCTTGGTAAGAACTAAATGAACTAATAAGAGTAGGACGTTCAACTGGTCCTAAAACTGTTGGACCTACAATTGCTGCCCCTCTTTCAACTGGTTGGGATGTAACAAAAGATTGGTCATTTTCTCTTGCTAATACACCTGGAGATATTAATGTTTCTGCCATTTTATTATGTTATTTTAATAATTGTTTTATTATAAATATTAAAAATCCCCTCAAAAAACTATTTTACTAAAGTAAATTCTCCGGTTTCTAAATCAATATTTCCTTCACCATACTTTTCTTGTAAATCTTTAGCAGATTTATTAGATTCTTCTTGTAAATTAGCTAAGTCATCTAAGACTTGACTTCTTTGCCCCTCTAATATGGCATTTTGAATATCTATATTACCTAAATTAAAAGTAATATGATTTTGTTTTTGTTGATAACCTCTAAGAACTGTTAATTCTTCTTCTGATAACTTAATTGTTTTACTCATCTTTTTTGTTTATAAATATTAATTAATGTTTAAATGTTTAATTGTAGCTTCATATACTTGATCTACAGTAATTGATTTTTGGGCAATATGTTGTAATTCTGTACCTTGATGTTCTGGATCCCAATTCCAATCCCCAGGGTTAAAAGTATAATGTGGGTTTGACCATACATTATTATCTACATCATGATTTTCTATCTTAGTTAAATTGTTTGTAAATTCATAACCATAAGGAATAAAATTATTTATCATTATAGTATGTTTATTTAATGCCCAATTTGCCCAAGATAAACCTGAACCTAACCCTATAAATACTTCAGCGTGGTGCATATAATTCCATGTGGTAGGCCAGTCTAATTCTTTTTTATTAATAATATCTTCCCCTTCAAACCCTTCATAAGATAGATTAACTATTTTATATCCTTTTTTACTTAATTTAGTAGCTAATTTTTTCCAATTTTCATAAGGCCATTCTTTAATCCCTGCTGTTGATCTTGGACCAATACATATGTATTTTTCTTTTATTGGTCTTTTACTAGGTTTAAAGTCTATACCATGGTTTAACTCTCTATAAGGTACGTTAAGTATATCGGTTATACACTTAATTAGTGGAATTGTGTTAGCTTGAATTGGATTTTTAAAACCCTTATCCCATTTTCCATTATTTTTAAACCAACCTATTTTATAATGGGCATAAGCTGAGTAGGGTTTATTGGGTTTTATAAATTTAATATCTTTATAAGCTTCTAATTTTTTAAACCATTCATTATGAAATGAACTTACAATAACATTACATTTATATCTTTTTTGAAATTCTACAACGTGGGGCATCCACGCTAATGTATCACCATTTGATTTAGAATCAAATGTAATTTTTACATTTTTACCTTCTACATTAAATTTATGTACAATTTTCCCATCTATTTCTATAATCCAGGGTATGTAATACTCTAAATGAGCTTTAGTCCACATATTATTTTCTATAGTTGATGAGTGTACTACTTCATTATTAAACCCATTAATAAACTTAACTTTGTATTTTTTAGAAATTTTCCCTATTACTTCAACTTTAGGACCATACTGAAAGCTAATTTCTATTTTATTGTCTTTTGGTTTTTTCATCTAATAAAGATTTATAAAAATTAATATGTTTTATAGCAAAGTCAGATGAATTATCCCTAGAATCATTAACATCATATTTTATAGGTGTAAATAGGGTGTTAATAAGATTATCTGAGTCTGTATTTATATCACCATTTAAAGGGACAATATAAGGTTTATATTCATCTCCATAATGTTCTAAATCATAAGCCATAATCTTTATATTGTTTGAAATAGCTTCTTTTAGTACAATAGGATTACATTCCCAATTAGAGGTAAATAGCATTAAATCCGAAAACTTAAAAAATTTCTCAACATCATTTCTTTCTCCCCATATATTAACATTTGGTGGGAGGTCATTCATTAAAGGTTCCCAATATTCTTTAAAGTTAGGAGCTTGATTTCCTACAAAATGAAATATATAAGTAAATCCATATTTATCATATAACTTTTTTGCTATATTTAAAGCATGGCTTTGATTTTTTCCTGGGGTCCACAATCCTATATTTACTATGTGGAATTCTCCTTTTAGTCTATATCCTATTTCATTTAATAAGTCATCTTTTTTACCTTTATACTGAATAGAAGGATCTATGGGGAATGGAATTAATGATTTACTAGATTTTTGGTTTTTAAACGTATTATTTACATGGTGAGATGTAACACAGGCGTACCCATCAGGACTGTATACCTTGTCTTTATCTGGGTTGAAATACATATTATGACATGTTTCTACAACACGCCAAGGATGTTTTTTATCATATATTTCTTTTTGTATTTTTTTAGTAAAGGGGTTAAAATGATCAAAACCCTCTGGTATTTCTTCTATGTGAATAATATCTATTTCCTTTTCATATAGAAAACTAATAAAATTTTCTTTAGAACCATGTATTCCTACTTCAGTGTTATCTAAACTTCCAAAGTTAAAAAAATTATCTCCTACTATCTTTTTAATTTGCTCTTTTTGAACAATAAATGTAGGACTATAATTACACCATTCTACAACAAATATTTCTACTTCAGTATATTTTAGTAAGGTTTGAATCCTTTTTAATAAGAAAGCAGGCATCCCACCGGTACTAAGGTGGGGTGCTAAAAAACAAATCTTATAATTAGAATTTGTAGATTTTATTCTATTATTGTTCATTTATAGATTCTATAATTTTATTTGTATTAAATACTTCATTTAAATTATTATAGGGTATAGATGAAATATCTTGTGCTAAATTAAACGGAGAATAGACCGAAGATACTAAATTTGGTTCTTTAGTAAAGGGGTTTGATTTAACATTTATATTATGTTTGTAACCAAATATTTCGGGCTTTGTTGATATCCAACATACCGTAGATTTTTTATTTAAAGCCGCTGATAGGTGTTGAGCAAAAGAATCTATTAATAATCTTTTATCTGCTATTTGTAATAATATAGCTATACTTCTAAAACCATCTAGTGCTTGCAATGTATTTTCGTATGCAATTTGATCTGGGCGTTTAATATGAATAATGGTGTAATCATTTTTATAATGTTCAATTATTTCATTAACACTAGTACTTGGTATATCTCTTGTCCATGAATATTGGTATCCTAAACCTTCAGGACCACCATGAGGTTGAATAGCTAAAATTGGCTTATCTGTTTTATAAAAAGGAGAAAAATAATCTATTTCAGGTTGTGTTAAATAAATTTGTGGTTGTTCATTGTTATAATGTAAACCATAAATTTTACACCAGGTTTTAAATAAGTGAATAGGGGATTCTGTTATAAAATCACTATCTCTATAAGGATCAGCAACAAAAATTTTACATTTTTGATCCTTTATAAGTTTAAGATATAAACCATTTATTTGATTTATGTTGTGAACTTCAAAGACATCGGGGTTATTAAGAAAAACATCTGTGTAGGCTGTTACTACTATTATGTTTGCATTTTTATAACGTTTTTTAATAACTTTTACCATTGCGGTAGCCATAATAGATTTACCTAGACCACCTTCTACTTGGAATATAATATTCATAAATTTATAACTTTTTTGTTGTAACTAATATACGATAAATGATAGGGTATTCCTAACTATTTTACCAAGGAGTACCATTTTTTGTTGTAATAGCTGCTTTTTGGATAACTTGTTGTGCTATAGAAGCAGAATTTTCTGTTTCAAAGATAGAGGTATCTATTGAACTAGTAACCCAACCTAATACTATTTCTTCAGTTAAGTCTTCAAAAGCTATAAAACCAGCATCATCTACTGATCCTGTTAGTTCTATATCTCCTACTTTTCTAGTTGAGTTACTATCTTCACTAGATTCACAGGCATAAGTAATTTTAGTTACTACACCATCGGCTATTACTCTTTTTAAATCATAGATTTTCCAAACGTGATTCATAATTTTGTTATTTATTATTATTATTTATTATACATATTATATACCTTATATTTTTTACCAAGGTGTTCCGGCAATTGATTGGGAGGTTAATAATTCATTTAATGAAGCAGATAATTCAGTTTGCATAGCAGGGATATCAAAACTTCCTGTAATCCATCCTAATACTATATCTGAGGTTAAATCTTCAAAAGGGATGTAATTAGGATCGGATGGTGATCCAGTAACTATAACTGTACCCCCTTTGCTTACGGCCGAACTACTTGCCCAAGTCTCGTATGTATACTCTACATTATACACTAACCCATCAGATGAGTGTCTTGTTAAATTTCCTATGTTCCAATAATAATCCATATTTTATAAATATTAAAAAGTTAATTAAACTGTAACGTCTAAAAACACTTTGTATGTTCCCATATTACTACCAAAATGAGCAATTGCTAGTTGTATATCATTTGAATTTGAAGCAAAAGTAACTGCTGGGCTTCTAAGCCAGAATCCAAACCCTAACATGGTAGAAGAGGCACCAGAAGTTTCAGTATAGGCATAATATTGTGTACCTGGGGGGTCACCTGAACCAGGAGCTAAACCGGTTCCACCGGAAGGTGGAGCACTTGTATTTCTTCTATTCCATCTCTGACTAGTTGTTCCATCGACTAAACCATAAAAAGTAGCAGCGTTATATGCTGTTGAAGTTGCTGCGGTATTTGCTCTAGTAGTTTGCCAGTCAGTTAAACTATATTGAAAATTTAAAGAAGTTGTTCCTAGTGTAACAATACTTCCTATTTGAAAATCCCCTTGATATGAAGTTCCTGTAGTTCCGTTTGAGTAGTGGACTGCTAGTCTGCATGTTCTTCCATTATATGGAGATAAATCTATTTCATTGGCTCCATCAAATATATCCCAAGATGTAGAAGATCCTAAATTATCACTATACAATTCACTGGATAAACCTGTAGGGATATTTACAAAACCATAAAAATCAGTAATAGCATCTGGTGCTGTAAATCCTGCAGTATCACTAAATGTACCTAAGGATTGGTTAGTTGCTGATGCCGCTAATTCAACCCTAATATCATTTATACTTAAAGGCCCTGAACTTGGTAATGCCATTATATTTTAGATTTAAGTTCGTCTATTTGTTTTTGTTGTTCCTTAATTGCTTCTATTAATAAAGGTACAATTTTTTCATAATTTACGGCTTTATATCCACTATCTCTGGTTGTAACAGCTTCTGGTAGAATTTCTTCTATTTCTTGTGCTATTACACCTACATCTCTACCTGTATTACCATGTATAGTTTGTGTTTCTTCTTTAGTTAATTCTTTCCAATCAAATGTATTACCTGTTACTCCAATTACTTTACATAAAGCATTTTCTATAGGTTTGATATTACATTTTAATCTTCTATCAGAAGTAGCAAATGCTACAACATCATTACTTGCATCAATTCTACCTGTAGTAGAATTCATTGTAGTGGTACCACCAACTTGTAAATGACATGCTACTGTAGCATTGTTCATATAAGTTGTCTTTGAAGTTGTAGAGTCAATATTACACCCTATTATAAAGGAATATTGATGGCCAGCTACACAGTTGGATTGGCCACCTAAAATACCACTATGATCTCCTCCTTTTGCTATACAATTTGAATTACCACCTCCTATTATTGAATTTGAAGGACTATCTACTCCAGTTAAACCTATACTATTATTATCACCACCACCTATTATACTATTGTAAGAATAAACACAATTACTATCCCCACCTACTACAGAACTCCAAAAGTTTTCACTAATGTTGTTTTCACCACCACCTATAAATTGACCACCTTTACCAGACAATGCAATAAAATTATTGCAACCTCCTACTATACTACTGCGAAAATCTTTTATATAATTACTTTCTCCACTACCTATAAAACTACAAGCTCCTGATCCTGTGTTTCTAATACCACCTACTACAGTTGCAAAATTAGTAAGCGTTTGGTTACATGATCCACCTCCTACAAAACTATAAATTCCACATGCTGTGTTTTCTGTACCACCACCTATAAATTGATTACCTTTACTAGTGGATTTCGCAATATTCATTAAACCTCCTACTATAGTACTGTAATTATCTTCTACAACATTACATTGTCCACCTCCTATAAAACTACAAGTTCCAGATGATGTGTTTAATTGGCCACCTACTACAGATGATTTGTTACCAGTAACAAGATTTTTACAACCACCTAATATAGAACCCTGATAACTACTAACCTGATTTAAAATACCACCTACTATTACTTGACCACATCTTCCTGAGGATGCAAATGCATTGTTACAATATCCTCCCCCTATAAAAGAAAAGTTGTTGTTTCCATCAGCCTCATTAAGACATCCACCAACAATCACATTATGACCTGCTCCAGAAACACAATTAAATGATCCAGCCCCTATAAAAGAATTGGTTGAATTATTATAGTTACATAATCCAGCTCCCATAAATGAATATAATGCGGATGATGTATTTAAGTGACCAGCACCTATAAAACTATAAGTTCCATTACTTTTATTAGATAAACCCCCGGCTATGGTTCCATAAGTACCTCCAATAATATGTGTATTTATTTTCCCTAAACATACATTGCATGATACAAAATCAACACCTATAGTTGAATTTCCTGGGTTAGTACCACCATATTCCATAGTACAATTGGACATTTGAGCTCCGATTACGTAATCGTTTGTTGTAAGAATTCCTAATTCCCCTCCATAAGTATCATCTGAGATTAATACGCAGCCAAAACCTGCAGCACCTTCACCAAAAGTCGATTGAGCTACAGTAGAATAAAGTACACTTCCATCAAACTTTAATAAGCTTTCTACAGTTCCAGTACCATCACCGTCATATGTTATAACTCCATTTGTCGTTGTACCTGTTAAAGGTAATATACCTGAAGAGCCTGAAGAGCCACTTGAACCAGAAGTTCCGTCTGTTCCACTTGAACCATTTGTACCACTTGTTCCATCTGTACCTGAAGAGCCTGATGTTCCGTCTGTTCCACTTGAACCAGAAGTTCCGTCT